GTCATTAAGATTGACGACATCGAGTACACTGAAGATCAACTAAGCGATGAGGCCAAGGCCTGCATAAACCACATTGGGTCACTGGACCAGAAGATTGGTTCAGCGCAGAATAACTTAGTGCAGCTTCATAGGGGCCGGACTGGATTTCTGGACGATCTGAGGCAAGCACTAAAACAAACGGAAGATGACGATGGATAAAAGAACAGTGGCCTCGGCGCATGAGCGGATTGATGGTATTGAAAAAGAGGTGATTGCTATGCAGACAGAAATGCGAATCCAATTCAAAGATCTGTTTAGCCGCGTAAAGCGGATGGAGGCAATCATGATTGGAACGACTGGCTTTATCATTGCGCTTTTAGTTGCTGTTCTAACAAAGATGGGCTGACAAAATGATTGACCCTGTGACAGCGGTCGGTCTAGCTACATCCGCCTTTAATATTCTGAAACAGGGAATATCTGCTGGCAAAGACATACAAGAAATGAGCGGCACCTTAGCTAAATGGGGTTCTGCTTTTTCTGATTTTCAATACGCAGAAGATAAGACAAAGAACCCTCCATTCTACAAAATGATGAGCGACAATAGTGCTAATGCTATAGAAATCTTTGCGCAGAAAAAAAAGATGGAGGCTATGCGCAAGGAGATAAAGGATCACATCTCTTGGACTTACGGGCCTAGTGCCTGGGAGGAAGTGCTATCTATTGAGGCAGAGATGCGCCGCATCCGCAAGGAACAAGCTTACAAGAAGCAAGAGGCAATCGACAACGCTATCAATTTTATTGTTGGTACAGTTATATTTTTGATTGCTTCAGTTGGAGTTGTCACAGGCTTTTATTACTTAGGCAGATACCAGGGTAAGTGGTAATGTGGTTTTTGGTCTGGTTTATGTTCAGCAACAACAAGCTGGAACATTACCAATTGGAGCAATTTTCTAGTGAGGTAGAGTGCCAGCAAGAGCTTGAGAGAGCCAAGGTTCTAGTTACTAACAGCACAACAGTGGTTCATTGCTTTGAGGTTATACCAAAATAAACGTGGAGATTACGTTGTGTATGACAAGAATGGAAAAGTTGTTATAATAACTCACCACAGACGCTATGCTGTAGAGTATGCCAGGAGTTTAGAAAATGGCAGCAAAGAAGCTAGAAGATCAGTCAAAGTATGACGCCTACGATATGGACGGCGATGGAGTTGTGTCGGACTCCGAAATGGCGAAGGCCAAGGAGATCAGAGAAACAGAGGATGCGCTGCGTAAACACCTGGCTCAACTTCGTATGGCCCGGTGGACTTTGATCGGAATGGGCGTGTTTACGGTTACAATGTTCTTTATACCTTTGGATCGGGTCACTGCACTTAGCGATATTTCCAACTTGTTTTACATTAGCGGCGCTGGCATTGTTGGTGCATTTATGGGCGCAACCGCGTGGATGGGGAGAAAGTAATGGGCATATTAAGCGCACTGATAGGGCCAGCGACGGAGCTGGCTGGGCGTTTTATACAAGATAAGGATCAAGCGGCACAGTTGGCCCATGACCTAACTACGATGGCCGATAAGCACGCTCAAGAAGCGATGTTGGCGCAGATCGAAGTCAACAAAGCTGAAGCGGCCAGCGGCTCAGTGTTCAAAGGTGGATGGCGTCCATTTATAGGATGGGTTTGCGGCGCTGCATTTGCATACCATTTCGTCCTACAACCTTTCATCGTTTTTGGTGTTGCGGTTGCTGGTGTAGCCATTCCAGAGCTACCATCGTTTGACATGGGTAGCCTAATGACTGTTATGATGGGGATGCTTGGGCTTGGTGGCCTAAGAAGTTATGAAAAGAAACAAGGATTGACAAAATGAGGCTAATAGATGAAATCGTTGTGCATTGCACAGCAACAAACGCTAAGTGGTATGCAAGCAAATCGGCTGAAGATGTTGTCGCCGAGATCCGTAGATGGCACACCGAGGAACGCGGCTGGTCTGACATAGGCTACCACGCCATTGTGCATCGTGATGGATCAGTTGCGCATGGCCGATCAGATGGTCGAAAAGGTGCGCACGTTGCTGGCCGCAACTCCAAAACCATAGGCGTAAGCCTGGTTGGTGGTCGCGGCGGTGTAGCCAACGGCAAGTTTGAAGACAACTTCACCCCCGAGCAAGACGAAGCTTTGCGGAAGTTGATTGCAGAATACAAAGAAAAGCACCCAAAGATTGAAACGGTCTCGGGACACAATGATTATGCAAGTAAAGCTTGCCCAGGTTTTAACGTAGGAGAATGGTTAAATGGCTAAAGATGGTTTGTATTCAAATATTCACAAAAAGAAAAAGCGGATTGCCGCTGGATCTGGCGAAAAGATGCGCAAGCCTGGATCACCAGGCGCACCAACTGCTCAGGCTTTTAAAGATAGCGAGAAGACCGCTAAGAAAAAGAAGTCAATGATGAACAAGACTGCCTAGCATGAGCCGGCCACCAGAAAAAACCGGCAATAGTGGGCGGAGAGCCGCCTTCTTACAACGCATGGGGAAAATGCCTGGGCCTACAAAGAAGAAAGACGGTACAGACACGCCGCTGCTTAAATCTTTGAAAGCCTGGGGCGCATCATCGAAGAGCGAGGCCGTAGCAAAAGGCAAGCGAATTTCCATGATGAATAAAAAGAAAAACAGCGCATAAAAGGTTGAACCAATTTTGTGCGCTGTTATAAAACTCTAGTGGGTGGCTCAACCGTAACCTTGTTTATTGGTTAACGTGTTACCGAATGCGCCAATCATTCCGCCACCCACACGATTCCTAAAATATAATGCCAACCGCTGCCATCAGGCCAGCGCCGGATAAGAAACCCACGATGGCGCCGACCAGTCCGGCTATATGAACCTCATGTTCTGTAAACTTACTTTTCATTCGTCATCATCTCCCCTGCCAATGCCGCATATCCGGCGATGTCTATCCATGTATCATCTTTACTTGGAGACATAAGAGTTCGCTGCACCTTGCTCAGGATAAACATATTCGCAACGTCCATAGGGCTAACAGCCACATCAAGATAGGATGTCCAGAGCCGAGCAATGCGCTTGAACGATTCATCCGCTGGGCCATAATCTTCCGCTCTGTCAGTGCTGATTATGCGCGCGGCCTCTTTCAGTATTTCATCTCTTGTCATTATATATTCCTAACCTTTGGGGATGTCGTAATGGCGACACCAGTAACGGACACTGCCCTCAGATATTTTCAATTCATTTGCGATTGCATCCATTGTAAGCCCATCTTTGCGCATTTGTTTTATCACAGCCAACCGCTCTGGATCTCGCACCCGCCTTCTTTTTATTTCCTTTTTCGGGTTGTCATTCCAATCCGTTTGATGCCGCGCTTGGGGGCCATGGGTTTGCTGAGTAAACTTATTCTTTTGGATGTAACCCCAAGCCTTATAATGAGCCGCGCGTTCTTTTTTTGCCAACTCCATCCAAGCCGTTGCTCGGCTTTTGGTTGGGATGGCTTTGACGTTTATCTTGGCTACATTTATTTCAACATCAAAAACTTTGACCATTATATATTGTATCCTTTTTTTCTGAGGTCAGATGTGTAATTCTGCAAATCACGTTGAGCGATCTGAAGCTCGGTCACAATGCTTGGCCTCGCGTCATTCCAGTACCGCTCATCCTGCAAGCGATCCACTTGAGTGCGCAGGTATTGCAGTATATCCTGCTCGGCAGGGGATAAATCGCTCACCACCACCCCCATACAATGCCGGCGATCCATGCGTTTGCAGCGAGAAACGCGCTAATGATAATTACATAGTCTTCCCAATTAGCTTTCATCTGTCATCTCCTTCAGTAACTGCTCAAAGTTTTTGCGGGTCGCAATTGCGGTTTGCAGCATGGCTGCTTCCATTCCTATGTCGGCGCTGGCCGATGATGATCGGACACCTGTACCGTAATATTTTTTTAAATCGTCAATGACCTTTAATTTATTGTCAATGAAACTGGTTTCTTTTGCAATTGCGGATTTGATTTCGTCGATTGTCATAAGCGTGTTCCCCATTGTTTATCTCTGGCTGCCTCATAAAAATCTCTAAAGTGAGATCTTTCTTCATCTGTATATATAAGGCACTGCCAAATATAATTTATGTCAAACCCTATGCTTTCATCACGATTGTAAAAGACATTATCTGTGTCATCAGAGGCAACGTGATCTAGGCAGACTGTCTTAGCTGCCTTTCCTAATGGGACATATACATAACGTCCGACTAAATCCTTCAGCATGATTTCGCCTTTTGGTGACGCATCAAACCTAATTTTATCTGATAGTTTATATTTCATGGTATATTCTTTTCTAAGTGATAGTGGGGAGCCGCAGCTCCCCGTGTTGCGTTATACTTTTGTGGCTTTGAGAATGCCTGACTTGCAGGCTTCGCGGTTCCAATCGGTTGTGCCGATTACCGTCCAGTGCCATTCTGTTTCAACTTCTGGATGACCAACGTGCCAAGCGACATAAAATTCGCCTATGCAAAAACAAATTGCGTCAACGCCAAAATCTTCTGGTTTGATTGGCGTCTCCTTTTTTTCAATTATGTTTGTAGCTTCTAAATGCCATTCCCATTTAATACCAGATTTTCCACCTACGATTGGCGCAACATTGCGAGGATTAGCCAGCTCTACTTTAAACGATTTGCCATTTTTCTCAACGAACCAACCACCATGCGAACCAGCAATTTTGATGTCGCCAAGCAGATCGCCTTTTTTGCCGTCTGTAAAATTGAATACTTTCATCTGATCTCTCCTCTGTTTCTGTCTATAAATTACATATAGAATCTTGCTAGCAACTTTGCAATACCTTTGCTAGCAAAAAATTACACTTGATAAAAATAATTGCTAGCACTATGTATGGTGAATGACTAGCAACCCTGGGGGAACTATGAAACAGAAGAAAGAGCAGTGGAACCACCGCATCAAGTGTGAGCTTGCTGACGGCATGCGCGTTCTGCAAAAGAATCGGGCAAAGATGGATGGGCAAGACCCAACCCTGCGCGATTTGACAGAAGAAGCAATCTTCTTCTTTCTTAACTTCAACGGCATCAAGATCCGAGATCAGGTATGACAGTCTTTGTCGGAATAGACCCCGGCTTCTCTGGTGCAGTTGCGTTCTATTGGCCCGACAGCAACAGCGTCGAGGTGCATGACATGCCGGTCTACAAAAACATCAAAGGCAAGACGGAGCTAAACCTGTACGAGCTGCACGAAATCCTAAAGCCAGAAGGTGATGAGCCGCACCATGTAATATTGGAGCAGGTTGCAGCCATGAGAGGTCAAGGTGTCAGCAGCATGTTCCGTTTCGGTCAGTCCTACGGCGCCACGCAGATGGCAATCGCAGCGCACAAGCTGCCAATGACATTGGTCACGCCGTCTAAGTGGAAGTCATACCTTGGCCTCAACAAAAACAAAGGCCTCAGCCGATCACTTGCCAGCCAGAGATGGCCGGCGCAGGCTGAACTGTTTAAACGTGTCAAAGACGATGGCAGAAGTGAGGCCTGTCTATTGGCCCTATATGGAAAGCTAACAGCATGAACGGTTTTGAAAAGCACGGCATACAGCACCTGTCAGCATCATCAATAAACCTCTGGGCCAACGCTCCAGACGTTTGGGTTGCGTCATACCTATTCAAGAAGCGCACACCTATGGGCGCCGCTGCAATGCGTGGCATCTGCACAGAGGATGCCGTTGCCAACACACTGACCGGCAAGCTGCACAAAGCCGGCGCGCTGGATCAGGCATTGGAAAAGTTTGACAGCATGTTCTTCATGGCTGACGAAAAGATAACCAAAGAGCGCGCCATGATTGAGCCGTGCATGGAGCTGGCGCTGCAAGAGCTTGAGCATTACGGCAAGCCTGAGTTTCCTGAAGAGGGCCAGATTAAGATCAGCATCACAGCCAAGACAGATGACTTCGAGATCCCTGTGATCGGATACCTTGACTTTGTATTCCCCGATCACGGCGTTGTGGTGGATCTAAAAACAACAGGCCGCATCCCAAGCACGATGTCGCCAGAGCATCAACTGCAACGCGCGATCTATCAGAAAGCCCGAGGCAACCAGGTGGTCAAGTTTCTTTATGTGTCATCAAAGAAAACCAACATGCTTGAAGACGGCGATCCGACAGAGATCCTTGTCAAGGCCAAGAAGCAGATCGCTCGGCTAGAAAAGTTCCTGCGCTCAGGCAGCGCGGAAGATATTAGAGAGGTCATACCCGTCAACCCCAACACGTTCTATTGGAACGGGTCAGAAGATCTGCGGGAAGAAATGTATGGATTCTAATCCCAGCGCAGGGTTAAGCGCACAACAACTCCAACAATCAAACAACGTAAAGGATACAAAATGTTTGAAATAGATCTAGGGGCGTCAGGCTCCGATATTAACACCTTCCTGCAATGGTCAGCTCGTGGCACACAGGATGGCTCCGTCAGAGCCAAGCAGTTCTACACCCGTGATGGTGCGGCAAAGGATGAGTTTGAAGCTGCGCAGTCTGCTGGTTTCGTCATTGACTTGGACACCCTAAAGACAGGTTGGCAGAGGTCAGAAGGTATGGCAGGCGTAGCGCCCGAATGGAAGTGGAACCCAACAGTCAATCAAATGATGGGCAAGCCTGGAGATGACTACAAAAAAGGCTTTTCCGTCAAGTGCGCTATCGGTGGCGGCAAGGTTGCAATGTGGGAGCAGGCAGGCGCCGGCGTATGGGCTGCTCTGACAGACCTTGCACCAAAACTGAGCCAAGGCACAAACGGCCAAATGCCACTCATCAAAATGGTCGAGGCCAAGGAGATCAAGTTTACCAAAGGCTCCACATGCTACCCGATCTTTGAGATCGTAAAGTGGATAGACAAGCCGGACTGTCTGAAAGAAGGTATCGCCGCAGGAATAGCAGTCGAAGAAGCTGCACCCGCACCGGCCCCAGCTCCTGCACCAGCTCCGGCTGACGCAGAGTTTTAAATAAAAAAAGCCCAGCGGTCATAGCCGCTGGGCAGTTCAGGGGAGGAAGTAATGAAAATGGAAGTGGAAGAACAAATGGAAATGGCTCCCAAAACCGAAATCATTAGGCAGTTTATAGCACAGGTTACAGAAAATTGGAACACTGTCGGTCAACCGCTCATAGAGATACGTTCCATATCGCAATCTGGATCAGCAAACGCTGCAAGATTTGCACTAAAAAACATTGACGATGCAGCACAACACGCCCAGGCAATGAACGAAGCCAAGCAAAACATCTACATGTGCATCAATCCAATTGACCCAATCATAGAGATACCAGCAGGCCAAGCCGCCAAAGACACAGACATCCTGGCCGCATTCTACTGCTTTGCAGACGCAGACACTGCCGGCGCAATGGAAAACATCCTGTCTTTCGCCGGCCCAAAGTTCACAATGTCAATCAAGACAGGCACAACGCCATTCGCGAGAGGCCACGCATACTGGCAGCTCGAAGAGCCAGTGAAAAACCTGCAAGCATGGCGCGAAGTCCAGAAATCAATCGCCGCATCGCTCCAAACAGACGCAGCAGTCATCAACCCATCACGCATCATGCGCGTGGCAGGCACAGTCTCATGGCCCAACAAAAAGAAACAAGACAAAGGATATGTCCCAGAGCTGGTCACAATGCGTACAGAGTTTTCAACAGACAGAGAGCCTGTCGAATTTGAACGCATGATGCGCGCTTTCCCAAAGGCAGAGCCGCAGGCCGCTAGCACGATAAGCATAGACCTCGGCCAGCAAGCAATGGACAGGCAACTGGCAGTCCAGAACGTGCTAGCAGGCGACGATTGGCACAGAAATATGGTGCGCCTAGTCGGATCATACGTCAACAAAGGCCTAGCAGACGAAGAGATCCACGCGATCACAGATGGCTTCACCCTGGGCGGCTACACTGTCGAGGAAACAAGGGCAGAAGTCCAAAAGGCAATCGACGGAGCCAGAGCAAAAGGCTGGACGCCACCGCCAGACCCAGCAGCCGAGCGCATGGAGCAGCAAAACCAGACCCTGCAAATAGCCACAGAGCCAACACAGAGCCACACAGAGGCCGATACAGGCAATGAATGGCCTACGCCCTACGAAATGTTTGATGCGCTCACACTGCCGCGCAGAGAGTGGATCTATGGCTACGACTACATCAAAAAGTATATCAGCGTCACAGCATCTGCCGGCGGCATAGGCAAGACCTCGGCAATCATCGTGGAAGCTCTGGCAATATCGACAGGCAAAGACCTGCTCGGTGTAAGGGTCAAGGAACAGTGCAACACATGGGTCATAAACCTGGAAGATCCTATCTCAGAACTTCAAATGAGAACCATAGCAGCCATGCAGCACTATGGCCTCACGCCAGATGACATCAAAGGCCGACTATTCATGGACGGCGAGGACACCATGCAGATCACCCTGGCGGCAGAAGGCAGAGATGGCCTGATACAAAACGATGAACTGCTGGCCTTTATGATCCGCAAGATCAAAGAAAACAACATAGGTGTCGTAATATTAGATCCATTCATATCAGCCCATCTGGTCAATGAGAATAATAATGGAAGCATCCAGGCAGTCGTATCAATGCTCAGGAAGCTGGCGAGAGACACCAACAGCTCAGTCCAGCTTGTGCATCACATCCGAAAAGGCAACGGAGATGACGCAACAATCGACTCAGTGCGCGGCGCAGGCTCACTGATCGGCGCATGTAGATCGGCAAGAGTTATAAATAGGATCACTCCAGAAGACGCAATGGCACTCGGTGTGGACGAGCAAGAGGCGCTTGGCATCTTCCGCCAGGACGATGGAAAACAAAATCTCGCGCCGCCGTCAGACAAGGCAACATACCGCCGCATGATCTCAGTCGAAATCGCAAACGGTGAACACATAGGCGTAGCAACAGAGTTCAAACTGCCTGACCTGTTCGATGGCGTCACAACCAAAGACCTATACGATGTACAAAGAGCAGTCGCAAAGGCAGAGGACAACGACAAGGCGTACCGAGCAGATGTAAGAGCAAAGAACTGGATCGGCAATGCAGTCGCAGAACAGCTCGACCTGGACACCGAAAAGCCAGGAGACAAAGCAAAGGCAAAGGCAATCGCAAAGAAATGGATCAGCACAGGCAACCTCAAAATCGCAGAGATTAAAGACAGCCGAAGCGGAAGAGATGTGCCGTGTGTGGTCGTCGGGGAGTGGGTCAATTGGGAGGAAGTGGGGTGAAAGCTGCAACAATCATAGGCGGGTCATCTGAAACCCACAAAAGAAATGAGGCGGACTTTTATGCCACTCCAAAAGAATGCACAGAAGCATTGATAAAAGCTTTGCCGCATATTTTTACGCCAGATAAATTATTTTGGGAGCCAGCATGCGGCGATGGGGAAATATCAAAAGTTTTGGAAAGCAAAGGTATGAAAGTGCAATCAACGGACTTGCACGACAGAGGGTTTGGGAAACACGGCGTTAACTTTCTAAATTGTGCATCAACTGAATGTGACGCAATTATTACAAACCCGCCATTCAAGATAGCTGCTGATTTCATAAGCCGAGCAAACAGCCTAAACATTCCATTCGCAATGCTTTTGAAGGCGACATACTGGCATGCCGCAAGTCGGTCAGATCTCTTCGACCAGACAAAACCATCACACGTTTTCCCTCTGGCTTGGCGACCAGCCATGTCGCCAGAGCGCGGTAAGAGTGCGACAATGGATTTTTGTTGGACGGTTTGGGACAAAACACAGCCGAAATGCACTTACCAAATATTAAGAAAGAATGGGTAATGAACTGCATGATTTCACACTTCCACAGTTGTTTTTTTGAACTGTGGACGAACTGTGGAACTGTGGACGAAAAGGCCACAAATACTTCCACCACAGTAGTTGTATGTATATGCATACTACTGTGGTGGAATGTGGATTATATGAAACTGTGGTGAATTAACTGTGGAGAAGGTGATGAACACGCAGAAGCCAAAAAGGCCAAGGCGCCAAAAGAAGGCAGACAGAATATTCAACCCGCAAGCACATAAGGATCAAATCATGTGTGACTATGCAATAGCACCAATGGATCGACTGGCAATACAGATGGACACAAAATGGGGCATCGACATGCTACCAGAATTGGTCAGCGTTGAAACAGCGCAGAAGTATGGATCTGCAATGGCAAAAATGAACAAGGCTATCGAAGAAAACAATCCAGAAGAATGTAAGATAAGAGCAGAGGTTGTCGTAAGAGGCCTCAAGGCAATGGACGCAGAAGCAGAGCGCCTTGGCGCACAAAGAGCCTCAACAGACATCTGGGAGATGGAACTGGACGGCGAGACCTTTGGCATCATGAAAGACGGAAGGTCGTGGAAGAAGATCAAAGAACAACGGCCAGACCTAGAGCTGCTGACGCTCAGAGAGGTGGCACTCGCATACCGAAACTTCCGAGACCACAAAGCAGGAGAGTTTGAGAAGGCAGTCAAAGAATCATTCCCAGCCGCAGAGGTGATCGACATCCGAGCAAGGCCGAAAGTGTTTGATGATGACATTCCATTCTGATAGAAAGTAATTGCCCGTTGAGCTGCTTCCACCTGTTTCCACAGCTCAACACTCAACAACTGGCCCAGCACGATTGCGCTGGGCCTTTTTTGTGCTATGATCCCAAAAAAACAGATGAGGCACACATGGCAAAGAAACCAGTAAAGATTGACGCCGAGCTGATGCACAAGATCGCTGACCGCTTGGCTGTAGGCGAAACACTCAAAAACATCCTCAAGACAAAAGGCATGCCAACCTATCAAGGTGTCATGCAAGCTGTGCTGCGTGACGATGATCTATATGAGATCTACCGCAGAGGTAGAGTGATGCAGTCCGAATATTTCACTGACCACATCAACAATCTGGCAGTGTCGCCGCTGCCTACGTTTGAGGACAACAGGCTGGCTAACGCAGAGGTGCAACGGCGTAGGTTGGAGATCGACACGTTGAAGTGGACGCTAGCACGGAACATGCCGTGGGGTGTGAGGGACAAGAAAGAAGACCAGCCACAAGCCCAGACGTTCACAATCAGTTGGGCCGGTGGTGATGTCGAGGTCAATACAACTGAGGTTGTGCCTGACCAAAAGGAAGAAAGGGTAACGAAGCATTGATGCCGGATCTTGTGTATACAGCACATCCTGTCGTTGACAGCTACGCGCGTGAGAACATTACATATGAATGTGTGAATGTGATGGAGCCAAGGCAGGGTAGGCACAACATCTTGTGGTTTGCGTTTACTGCATGGCAGTCGCAAATAAAATCCACAGCAACAACAATGCCTTGCATTCTATTTAACATAATACTAATTATGGTACTGCGGTTAAGCTATGCGTTTTGCGCAAACCGACCCCCCCACCCCCCGCTAAACCGCGCGCCCTTATACCTCTATATTACACCGGAGCTAGAGACACTTTGACTTACTCCCTGTCTCCTTCGCAACAAGCCATTCTGGGCCACCTGGAAATATTGAGAGACAGCGTAGTTACCAGCCGCAGCGTGTCGGAGCAGATTGAGTCGGCCATATTGCTTATTGATTTGTACGAGGCTATCCTTGAGAGTAATGGAATATTGATATTTAAGGATCAGAAGAGGGTTACTGAGCATTGACGCACATTGAGATTCCTTATGAGCCGAGGGAGTTGCAGTTACGGTTGCACAACGAGATGTCTCAAAAGCGTTGGGGCGTTGTTGTTTGCCACCGCCGCTTTGGCAAAACGGTCTGGGCGATCAACCATGTTTTACGCGATGCCTTGATGTCTGGGAAAGAGAACCCCCGGTATGCCTATATGGCGCCCACCTATCGTCAGGCGAAGAATGTAGCCTGGGATTATATAAAACAGTTTGCCGGCAAGATCCCGAATGTTCGGTTTCATGAGACTGAATTGCGTTGTGATCTTCCTAACGGTGCTAGGATTAGTTTGTTGGGCGCTGAGAATCCAGACAGCTTGCGGGGTATTTACCTTGACGGTTGTGTTATGGATGAGGTTGCCGACATGCCTGAGAATGTTTTTCCTGAAGTATTGAGGCCGGCGTTATCTGATCGAAAGGGTTGGTGTGTGTTTGTCGGGACGCCGAAGGGTCACAATGCTTTTTTTGATAAGTATGAGGAGGCTGCTTCTAATCCTGATTGGTTGGCTGCGGTTTACAAGGCGAGTGAGACTGGTTTATTGGATGATGAGGAATTGGATGCAGCTAAGTCTATGATGACGCACGACCAGTATCAGCAGGAGTTTGAGTGTTCTTGGAATGCGAATGTGCCTGGTGCGGTTTATGGCAAGGAGATGGAGGTTGCTCAATTGGATGGTCGTATTTCCAATGTTCCTTATGACCCGAGTGTTCGTGTTGACACTTGGTGGGACTTGGGAGTTGGCGACAGTACGGCAATATGGTTTACGCAATCGGTTGGCCGTGCTATACATGTGATAGACTTTTACGAGGCCCGTGGTGAGGGGTTGCCTCACTACTGCAAGATTTTAACGTCTAAGAACTATTTGTATGGCGATCACAATGCGCCGCACGACATTGAGGTTCGGGAGTTGGGGTCAGGTAAGAGCCGGCGTGAGGTTGCTTGGGACTTGGGTTTAAACTTTCGGGTTGTTCCTAAGTTGCCTATTGAGGATGGCATACATGCGGCTCAGATGTTGATTCCGCGTTTATGGTTTGACAGGGAGAAGTGCGGACATGGTTTGGAGTGTTTGCGTCAGTATCATAGGGCGTATAATGAGCGCACTCGGAGCTTTAGGTCATCGCCTGTCCATGATTGGTCGAGCCATGCAGCGGATGCTTTTAGGTATTTGGCAGTTGGTTTGCGAGAAAGCAAGGATCGCATGGCAGTTTCTCAGAGAATGGCGGTAATGGAATATGATCCATTTGCGGCGTAATCCTTGTTTATATCGGTTTGCGGATCGCAGTGATGCTTCTGCGATTTTTAAGATGTGCCGTGACTTTCATCAGGAAACTCAATTTAACAACATTGTTTTTGACGATGTTGTTTTTGCTGGTCATTTGGCTTGGCTTTACGATGATGAGTCTTGTTTTCTTGCTGTTGCGGAGCATGGTGGCGAGGTTGTTGGATTTATGTCTGGCTGGGTTTATCAACTGTATTTTTCAAAAACCTTGTCAGCTCAGAATAATTTGTGGTATGTCTTGCCTGAGCATCGTGGCGGCATGATTGGTGTTAGGTTGTTAAAGATGTTTGAGTCTTGGGCGTCTTGTAAGGGCGCAAAAATTTTAGTTGGCGGCACTTCTTCTGGCATTTCGATGCCTAGATCTAATGAGCTG